AGATTTAATGCGCTATTCTCAAACCTTCGTAATACAAAGGGCGAAAAAACACAAATATTCGGAACATGTAATGCAGACCCAGAGAGCTGGATTGCAAGACTCATAGGTTGGTGGATAGACAAAGATACAGGATATCACATACAGGATAGAAACGGTGTTGAAAGATACTTCTTTCAATGGGGTGATGACATAACGGAATCGTTTTGGGGAGACACAAGAGAAGACGTATATAAGCTCGCAAAAGAACACATCGACAGGATATGGGATGAGAGGATGGATATGTATGGTTCTCCACTTGACGTAATACTCTCCATCACTGTATATGAAGGAAAGATGTCGGAGAACATACACCTGATGCAATCCGGAGGAACAAAATATCTCGCTCGCCTGATGAAGGGTAGTACCGAGATGAAGGGTAGAAATGTTCAGGCATGCTGGAAACGTGTTGACATAGGTGATAGTCTTATCTCTGATGCAGACATGCACCGGTTTTTCACAAATAGTCAACAAACAGGATTAGAAAAATACGCATCTCTTGACGTTGCCGGAAGCGGCGATAAGGCTGATAAAGTTGTATTATGGATATGGAATAACTATCACATAACAGGTGTATATGCAACACAAGGACTTAAACCTAATGAACTTCTCGATTGGACACAAAGACAGCTTTCAAGAGAAGGAGTACCCAATAAGAATTTTATTTATGATGGGGTAGGCCTTGGGTGGATATTCGAGGGGTTCTTTGCGGGAGCAATTAAATTCATGTCACAAGCTGCTGCATCTGATGACTCGATGGTCGAGTTTGACAGAAAGAAATTGAATGTATATAAGAATGCAAAGGCAGAAGTTGTTGGAAAGTTCTTAGACAGGCTAAAAAACCACAATGGCGCTGGAGAATGTGGAATCAGCATTGCCGAAGAAGTTCTGTCAAAAGTAGTATTCGGAAAGAGTATAAGACAGCATCTCGAAGAAGAGAGGGTTGCCATAAGATGGAGAGAGGACAGGGAGGGGATTAAACAGATGATTGATAAGAAAGAAGTCATCAAGGTATTGGGGCATTCTCCAGACTTTATTTTATCGCTCATATACCGCTTTGCAATTGACAGGGGATATACAAAGATAAAGCCGGAGAAGGCTCGTGAATTAGTAAACTTTTTATCGTTCTAAAAATATAAACTATGGATTTAATGTTTAATAACAAGAAATTTTGGGAGATTCCTAAGCCAACAGGAAGTAAGGTATCACACCCAGCATATGACAGAGTGACGCAGGTAAAATTCTATAACGAATATTTCTCTACTGGACACAAGATATTCGACCCGTCATGGTATGAGAACATCACTATTAATGATGAAGCCGGAAGATTCCAGCAGCTATACTACGTTAACAGGGTAAGTGTTCCAGTTCAAAAGATGGCAATAGACATAATCTTAGCACACCTTCTTGGTAACAAGACGCACATTGTCGATGGAACACTAAGAGAGAATAAAGCTCTTCCTTTATACAAGGAGTATTGGCAGTCACGTAATATTGACACAGCACGATATGAGTTTGTGAGAAGCTGCTTATCTCTTGCTGATGGTGCTCTCCTGTTCTATCGTGAAAACGGAATCTTGAAATGGCAGATGTTGTCCTACTTCAACAAGGACGAGTACAACATGGAGTATGATAAATACGGGAAACCGCTAAACTTCTACAAGTTCTACGATGACAGGTGCGATGTATATGACGACGTCAATTGCACAACTTATCAGCTTGATGGGAAATGGAATGTATTAAGCGTAGTAGCGCACGGATTCAACGGGATGCCTGTTGTCTATCACAGAAGAAACGAAGGCGCATTCTGGACGCCCGTACAAAGCAACATTGATACCGTAGAGGTGATGCTTTCGAGACTTTCAGAGGATAACAGGAAGAAATTTAAAAGCATCTACCACCTAAAAACACACGACCCTGAAAGCGTTGAAACTCGCTCAACGGGACTTACAGACCTTGTTGTTACAGATAGCGATGGAGACTTCAAACTTGTTAACTCTGCAAACATGTCAGAGCAGTTCAAGTTTGAATATGAAACACAAATTGAGCTAATTTTCAACGCCCTCGGTATTGTATTCCCGAAGCACAAGTCAAGCGGAGACATGCCAACAGGTTCTATGAAGATGATGTTCTACCCAACAGAAAGGGTTGTGATGTCACTTATACATGAGTTCGACACAGCCATTGACCACATAAACACAATAGTAAAGCAGGGCTTTGTTGCTGAATATCCTGAATACACAACGCCTATAACTGATGGAAACATTAGGGCTTCAATTAAAATGTTTACACCGCAGGATGATAGTACGAAGGCAAGCACTCTTGTTGCACTTAAACAGGCAAACATCATCTCTGGAGAGACAGCGTCTGATGAAGCGCCGTATTCAGCAAATAATGAAGAAATACGCAAGGAAAAAGAGAAGAACGCAAATCTCGAATATCAGCGTAAAATGGAAGATATGAGAGATATTAACACAACATTGACAAATGGAAACGAAGAAGCTAATTAATATAAACGCTATCGAGGAGGTGTCTCTTTCTTATAGTACAATCAGAGACAGGCATGTAGTAGGAATCAGGACTAAATCAGGATCAACAACGTATATCAATTTTACTTCGGAAGAAGCTGCTTATCATGAATATTGTAGATTGAAAGAAGTGTTTCAAAACGTTGAAATAATCGGACATGAAAGTTAGAGAAACAGCAAAGTTAAAAAGAGGTTCTGCTGAATACGAAGTTGTGAAGCGACAGGTTCTCGACCTGTATATCATCACTGAAAACGCAAGCTCCTGCTACGAAATGTTCAGACGTGCCGTAGATGGTGAAGAATTTAACGATACGGAAAAGCGCGGGACTGCATCAGCATTCTTTAAGCGAGAAGAACATGTTGCATACATGGACGCAAGAAGAACAGAGTTGGCTCAATGGGGATTCGACCTATACACAAGGATGAATAATCTCGATACAACAGAGTTCAGAACCAAAACTGATAAGTATGCTGACATAGAGTCTATAACACCAGATGAGCTTAGGACAAAGAACCTAAGAGAACTTGAAGAAATTAAAAACGATACAAAAGACCCTGTTCTGAAAGCAACAGTCATAAAGCAGCAAACAGAATTGATGGATGCAAAGATGAAGAATAAGGACGAAACAAAGAGTACAGACAAATATATTCACTATTATTTACCAATGGAATACTGTAATGGTTGCCCATTGAGACCAAACAAAAAAGAAATATGAAACCAGAAGTAAAAAAATTAGTATTTACAGAACTTGAGATGGAGGATGATAACTACGTATTATCATTTATTGCTGATTCTCCAATAGGAGCGTATTACATCGACTTTTATGAGAATGACCATACTTACAGCTCGTATTGCGCAAGCGATGAGATTGGCGAGGACAAAACGTTGATTAAAGCAATTCAACGTGTTAATGATTTTCATAGAAATAACGTATTAGAATGCCTGATATGACAATGATGAGACTTAAAATAGGCACAGGAGCAATCACTGATATTGCAGCGTTAGGATTTGAGCTCATCAAGAGCCCTGAAAACTACGGGAGCAATATAAAGGACAGTAACATTGTTGTCACAGACTTCCCAGAAGAACACGGGTCGAGAGTCTATGTTCCGGCAGCTCCAAAGAAGTCAGCTTTTGACTACACCATTAAGCTGGGATATTATAGTGAGAACAATGATGCAGCTACAAAGATTGATGCATTTATAGAGTCTATGCTTGGGAAGGATATCATCATCTACAATGACTACAAGAAAGTTCAGCTTACTGGGAAATACAAGTCATACAAGGATGGAGGGACATATGAGGGAACAAAGGTTGCTTTGTTTGATATAACGTTTTTTATTAATAACCCAGACACGATTGTTTATTCATGATTAATCAAACAGAATTTATAAAAGCAGCAGAGAAGGCATTTGAGATTGCGGACTTCTCTCACAAGCTTACGCACAGGGTAATCGCAACTGCTTCAAACAGGCTTATTGATTACGCATTTAGTTACGCCGATTTCAAAGGAAAATATGGGAAAGATTTTAAGTTTGATAATACAAAGAAGGTTTCAAAGAACCTGTCTTACGTAGAATTTCAAATGGAGAAGATTGTTTCAGACCTACTCGGAGACGTTGATAACATATCGAAGAAGACAGCGAAAGATAATCTCGGACGTATCCCTGATGATGACTGGGACAAAGCAGCATTCATTGCATCACTAATGTATGGAGATACATACAGGCAAAGAGTAAAGAAATATACCGACTCTTTCAAAAACGAGATAGAATCTTTCATAAGAGTTGGGCAAGAAGAGAAGATGACTGCTGATGGTATCCTTCATTGGTATATGGAAAAGCTGGAAGAACCGAAGGCCGATGACCTCATCATTGCAGCAATTGCTTCTGGTACGATTAAGATGGATGGATTGTCTGCTTACAGAGGTTTCAGAAACCTAAACGACGACATGGTTGTTCGTGGATTCGCAAGAGCTAACGCGCACTATTGGAGGTTAGCTGAAGCAAAGTTTATCATCGCACAAAAGGATAGCCATACATGCGATACGTGCTCCTCACTCGACGGGCAGGTATTCAGAATTGATGAGGATATCATCCCTGTTCACGGCTCTTGCAGGTGTATAGAAGTTCCGATTATGAATGTACCATACTGATATGATAAAAATACACGAATTTGATCCAGTTATATACCCGTGTAAACTGTGGGTTGCAAAGTCTCTTAGCGAAGAACTTAACGAGACGTTTGAGATGTTCCCGTCAGACGAAGAAGGTACTCGGTTACCAGTTTCATTTGCAGCTGGTATGACTTTCTCTGTACGTAATAAGAAGACAAAAGACCTTGGTTATCTTGTTGCTTTTGCCTCAACAAAGAAGATGAATGCAAATACGATAACGCATGAATCGAGGCACGTCGGAGACATGCTGTTCCAGAGAATAGGTGAAGACCCGCAACACTCTGAATCGGCATGCTACTTCACAGGATGGGTGGCTGAATGTCTTGACAAGGTGAAGAGAGGGAAATAAAAGTGGCGGGTGAAATTCCCGCCATTTCTGTATCTATTCTATCGGTCTCCACTTAACGACATCGTCAAGATAATATCTGAACTCTCCATCCCAATAATCAAGATCAATAGTCTCCGTTATTGTCCCATCGAAAAGCATTGTCCTCGCAGATACAAGGACTTTCCCAACTTTTTTCGGGAGCTCTTTTTCTGGATATCTCCAGCGCAACGCCTCCATGTACCCATTGGTATATGCTACTTTTTCTTCTTCTGTCATATCATTCCATTTTTCTGTATTCAAATTTAGCTTCTCTATAAAGCCCAATCTATTCATCGCCACGCATTATATCAATAAGATGCTGCTTCTGCTGTTGCTTCTCTTCTGACACCATGTATTCGTTTAATTCGGCAATAACGCTATCTCCGTTAATAGTCATTCTGCCAACATCGTTCCAGATGTCATCAAGACCTGGATACTTTCCCAGCAAGTCATCAGTTTCTTCTTCTGTCATAATA